CTAATATGGCTAGTATGTTCCTAAGCGCAACATCATTTAACCAAGACATCGGAGCTTGGAACACAGGTGAAGTTACTAATATGGCTAGTATGTTCCAAAGTGCGACAGCATTTAACCAAGACATCGGTGCTTGGAATACAAGTGAAGTTACTAATATGGCTAGTATGTTCCAAAGTGCGACAGCATTTAACCAAGACATCGGTGCTTGGAATACAAGTGCAGTTACTAATATGTCTGCAATGTTCCGCAATGCATCAGCGTTTAACCAAGACTTATCGGGCATGGTAACGGGTCTAACAGCACAGCCAGCATTATTCTCCTCGGGCGCAAACGCTACTTTCGCTGACAATGCCAATGCGCTGAAGCCATACTTGGCGGGTGGCGTAACTCAAATCAACACATAAGGAAAACAAAATGATTGACTTATACCTAAAATTTGTTGACGAAGAGCAAGCGCAAGAGGTGCTCTACACTAAAGTAGTAGACGAGTGGAGCGAAGACCCTGAGGTTGAACCTATCCCTTTGCGGTGGCATTATGTGCCGAATTATGCGAACATTGATACAATTGGTGTGATCTACGAGCCACAGCCTGACCCTTTACCAGAGCCACCACCAGAGCCTGTTCCGTATGATGGTTGGTTTGTTAATGTGCGGGTAGTTAGCGAAGACCCAGAGCCTCTGTTACCGTTTAGTATCGACCCACAGCCATACCCAATTAGAATTTGGGCTTAACAAGGTAGCTATAATGTCGCAAGAAATCTACAACATAGTTCTCGGTCTAGCAGGTACACTTGGCGGTTGGTGGCTAAAAGTGATGTGGGAATCGCTAAAAGAATTGCAAGCTGCTGACAAAGATTTAGTCGAAAAAGTCAGCCGTATTGAAATTTTAGTTGCAGGCAATTATGTCAAGCGCGAAGAATTTGACCGAGTAGTCGAACGTCTTTTTGTCAAACTAGATAATATCGAGATTAAAATTGACGCTAAGGCTGACAAATGAAACTTGATGCGCAATGGTCGATGATTCTCAAGCGTGCTTGGTCTGTTAGATTTATTGCGCTAGCTGGGTTGCTAAGTGCAACCGAAGTTGTCCTACCGATGTTTGAACACGATATACCTAGAAACGTTTTTGCCGTTTTATCTTTAATATTTATAGCGAGCGCATTCATTGCTCGGGTAATTGTGCAAAAAGATTTGCTATGAAACGATCAAGCATTGCAGCTTTGTCTCTTAGTGCCGCAGCACTGGTTGGATTAGCTGTGCATGAGGGCTATCGTGAGCAGGCTTATGTTCCAGTGCAGGGTGATGTATTAACAATAGGTTTTGGTACGACAGAGGGCGTTAAATTAGGCGACAAAACAGACCCAGTAACATCTTTGCAAAGAAAGTTAAAAGATATTGAAAAGTTTGAAAACGAAATTAGGTCGTGTGTAAAAGTTCCGCTTAAACAAAACGAATTTGATGCATATTTATCATTAAGTTACAACATTGGATCAAGCGCATTTTGTCGTAGCACATTAGTTAAAAAACTTAACGCGGGCAATTATGAGGGTGCGTGTTTAGAAATATTGCGCTGGGATAAATTTAAAGGCCAAGCATTAGCAGGCTTAACCACTCGTCGTAAAGATGAATATAACAAATGCAAAGGTGATTAAATGTTTTTGTGGCTAAAGTTTAAAGTTTACATTATTGGATTATTTGGCATCATTGCAACGATGTTGTCAATTTATTTTGTTGGCAAAAGAAGCGGAGTGCAAAATGAATTCAATCGACAGTCACAAATCGACAACAAGCAGGCGCGTAAAATCGAAGATGCGGCTGATCGTGCTCGCAATGCTGACGGTGATAATGTTGACGCTATTGAACGGTTGCGCAGCGCAGGCAAACTACGAGACTAGCAGAGCAATTTGCCGAGAACTTGCGCGTGACTTGCCGACTTACAGCACAAAAGATACGCCCGAAACTCTCGAATCGGGCGCACGGTTTAATGATGTTTTTAATGCGGTTTGTCCTAATTGATGATGGCGACAAGAGTAACAACCCACACGAGAACATTTATAGATATTATTGTGGCTAGAAAGTGTAAGCGATTCAATGATTTTTTTCCTTTAGTTTTGCTTCTATCATAGACATTTGTTTAATAATTGTTGCGGATGAGTTGTATATCTTAAAAAATTCTTCTTTAGTTAGCCCGACCCATTCACGCTTTGGTGGTGCTGTGTATAGATCAACGCCCCCTTTAGGGTAAGACCCTTTTGGGTAAACTAAAATGTGACTACGGTCATCTGAAATAAATCCCTGCAAATCATTGCTTTCAACAGGTTGGTAGCTGTTTTGGTTGTGGCCGTCTTTGCACAGCGCTTGCAACGGCTCGTATGATTGGCAGGATCGGCAGGCTGCGTTCATTTTGCCTCCATTATTGCTTGCTTAATCATGGTTTGTATGGCTGTGTTCTGTTGCGTAGCACCATCTCTTGTAAAATGGGCTTTTCCTAATCTGACGCTTCTATAATCGTAATCATCACCAGCCCATTCCTTCCCGATAACATCTTCTCGTTGCCTAAATTCCAGTATCCAATACATTTGGCCGACATTCATCACAGTCGCATCAACAAGAGGCATTGGAAACTTTATACCCGCCAGATCGCACATTTTGATGGGTGGGCTAGTCGGCTCATCACCCACTACATATACCAAATTTGGATAATCAAAAAGTCTGTTAGCTTTGGTGCTAATCCATTTACATTGATTAGTTTCCCAGTGCCATACCTGCAACGACATATCATCTAATAGTTGCTTGATTAGTTCTGCTTGTGGGTGCTTCATATTATTTCCTTACTTTTTGATTGTTTAGGAATGTTGCTCTTGCTTTTATCTATCTTGGCAATTATGTGATTGCTTACATCAAAGCCATAATTTTCAATTATTCGTAGCTTGATTTTGTCAATCTGCATGTGTTCAGAATCCGTGCCCTGATACTTATAAAGCAAATAATTAAGGAACTCCATATCGCTTTTTAGCTTAATGCGGGTCATCTTATTCCTGTATATGGTTTAAATACCGCAGATTAACGACACGTTGTTGCTTCATGTGTTTTTCTCCTTAAGTTTGGCTTCAATCGCATCGTTCATAGTGAATCCTTTGCACAAAAATATAAGATAACCGAAAGCACTAAAACAGCACCAGTGATTGCGCCCATGTCTCCAAACAATCTGTACCCGATGTAAGTCGTTGCTAACATAGCAATTGGTATAGACGCTATTCCTAGCGCAAATTTATTGATTTTCATCTTATTCCTTTTATATGTTCCAAATATCGCAGATTAGCGACACGTTGCTGATTCATGTTTCTCACGGGTACAAGTGCACGATTAATTGCATCGTAACGCGCACCGATTTCTCTACTCACAATTTCTGCATCGCTCAGCTTACGAGCTTCAAGTCTGCAAGAAATCGGAAATTCTGCGTCAATTTCGTCTCCGATACTAAACGCAGCCAAAGATCGGGTGCATTTAGATTTTTTCCAACTTGAAACGTAAATAATGTGGTGTTTTCGCAAAGCAGCAACGGCAACATTAATCGCTCGAGCAAGTAAATCGGGCAAAAGCTCGCCTATTGCTTCGCGTGTTAAATTTTTATTTTTCTGCAACAATATTAGAATCTGCGATGCAGCAGAATCTTTTTTATCGTAGTAATACTCAACATCTCTCATAATGCCCCCAAAGATTTGTAATAAGCCCATTTGTCCTGGTACTCAGGCAACTCACTAGGTGGCACAAAGCCAAGCCGTTTAAAAGTTGACAACACGTCGGTTGCTGCTGCTGGAACGTATGCTTTATGATCTTGCGGGTAATTTAACATTTGGTTTCTCCTTGGGTTTTATTTCAATTTGTATCTATCACGACACGGCGCACAAGCACCATCTATCAACCGACCTGACCATTCACCACACAAATCGCAATCACCCTCCACGCCAGGGTCAAGTTTTGCCACATCGCTGATTTGCTTAACTTTAGAGTCAATGGCAAGTTGAGTTCTGTCATTGGTTATGTCTATTTCGTCGGCCATGTATTTTTTTCCTTTAGAATTAACGCAACCAAACGTAACAATTCACGTCTTGTTTTATTTTCTGTTAATTTAAGTATTGCATCTTCTTGATGTGGCAAAAGTTTTTGCCAATTTCTGTTTAACTTATCATTGTTATTAGATTCATCAATTATCATAGCTTTTGCCAAATAAGCATCAACCATGTGTTCTCTTTTCCATGGGGGCGTAACATTTACTTTACAATCAGAATCAGCAAACGATAAATTATTTTCATAAAGTTTGTTTTCAATGTGGTTGAAAGTGTTTCTTCCAAGCTCTGGAATTTTCATTACTTGATTTTTTGTTAATTTTGTAAGTTCTAATATTGTGTATATGTTGTCGTTTTTTAAACTATTTATTGCTCTGTTTGTAAGCATTAAATTGTCAATTGGTAATGATAAATCAATGTTCATTTGTTTTCCTCAATAAATATTTAATTTCAACCGTTTTGGTGGCTTCACGCAATTTGCTTGGGTTAGTTTTTTTAAACACTTCTAGCGCAACCGCAACAAATGTTTCTATCTCTGCTCGTTCATCGTCACCCCAACCAATTAAGGTAGCAACGCACGCTTTTAATCGCTCGTCTTTCAATTTTGCAACCGCTTGCACTGTGTACTCTAGGTCTTCACGACTAAGCGTGTGCCGTTCTTTTAAAAGCCGAATCATGTCTTGCGTGATTGCGGACACGATTGCTTCTGCGGGTTTCATGCAAAGCAAGCCAGTATGATCGTCAGGAACGCCATAGAAGCCACGCAGTAAGACCACCTTGGTGTAATGTTAGCCTCGTGCTTTTCTTTGCTGTATTCGCCTGTAATCATAATTGCACCTGATAATTTGTACGAACCACTTTATACACGATGGCGTCTTGTGCTTCTGTCAATCTTAGTATTTTTTTCCCGCCGTCTTTGTAAACTTTGGTTGAAACCGCATCAGTTAAAAACCAGCCAGTTGGTTTACGCGTCAAAGTAACGCGCGTACCGTCGCGAGAATATTTGTAAGCATTCGGCACTGATGCGCTACTAGTCGCATCAAATATCGCGCCAGAAAAATGCTTTTTTGCGCTGAGTAGCTCTGTCAATCTGCTTTCAGCATCTACCGTCAAATTTTCGATTTGATCAAAGCGCACATAAGTATGCGCGGTAGAGCGTAAATTGATTTCACGCAAAACTGCTTCGACTTTTTGCGAGTTTGCTTGTGTGATTTTGATTTCTTTCATTTTGTTTCTCCGTTAATGTGTAAACAATATTAACACACTATTTACACTTATTTATAGGTGTTTACCCTATTTGGTGTTGTAATTACGGTAGCATCTTATGTCAGGTAATACACATAAATTTGCTTCGGCCCACAAACGTATTGCTCTTTGTCAACTTTCTTGCGATTTACTTTGTTTGATTTTACATAGCGCACCAAAGTGCATTGAACGGTAGACATCATTAGATTTAAACTTGTCGCAATTTCTTGCGTGTCGCAATTTGGGTGTTCACGAATGTAGTCAATAATTTGTGATGAAATCATAATTTTTCCTTAAAGTTTTAAGATTTGTAACATTGCGTCTTGCCAGCCCTTGCCGACAATAACTTTGTGGTCAATTGAGGTGAGGTAAGCAATCCAATCCTTTTGTGCTGGGCTTAAAACGCCTCCAGTCTGCCGTTTCATCTCAACCCATACATTCCATTCAGGAACATATAAATCAGGAACTCCTGCGGTTGCTCCTGTTGCCTTTAACCGTGTTGCGGTCACAATATTACGTTTCCCGCCATTAGGAATTGAAAATATTCTTACTCTTGGGTATTCGGTTCTAAACCACCTAATAAACATAGTTTGTTCCCAATCTTCAGTAGGATTAGTATTCATAATATCTGCCCTAAAACTTTGTTAAGCGCATCTAACTCCGTCATCTTCATAACTCGCCACATATTTTTCTGCCCGTGAATGCCATTTAAAGAACCCTGGTGGCAATCTTTGCACAGGGGCAAGCATAAGTATTGTTTGTGTTGCTCAATGTGGTGTGCATCGCTTGGCGGGGGCGCATCGCACACAGCACACGGTAGTGACTTAATCATGCCAAGGTGTTTGCGTTCTTTTGCGTTCAATTTATTGTTCATCGCCGTACATCTTTTGTAGTTCATCGTCATACATCTTTTGTAGTAGCACAATTGCGTCTTTCAATATGTCTAACCGTGTAATCGTATGCGTATTACTAAAATACTCACTACTTTTTAACGTTACTTCGTCTTTATTTTCATCAAAGAATATTGCAATCGCTCTCATTTTTCTGCTCCGTGTATTCTTTATAAAGTGTTGCTCGGTCAATGCGTGTCGCGTGTTCTAAAAAGTCAAACATTCTTGCGCCTTGTGCTTTGTTTGGGTACGCAGACTTAACTAGTCGGTAGCGACAACCTACACACTTATTGTTGTAGGTTGAACCGCTAAAGTTACATTTGTTGCATTGCATCAAAAAGGTAAATCTGAACCTATATCAGCTAATTCTTGTGGCTTTGCTGGTTGCACCTTAACCTTTGGGACTTGTACGGAGCCGGAGATAAACTTGCCACCGTCATCCTTTCTAGTTTTGATCCAGCCCGACAGTTCATAATCCTTGCCGTCAATATTGACAGTGCCTCTGTAGTCGGGTCGTTTTTCATTGTCACCCTTGTCATTCTTTGAAATAATGAAAGTGTTGGTGTTGTCATAAGCCATTTTTATACTTCCTTTGTGGTTAATTGTTCAAACATCTGCTCAACTTCATTTAAAAACTTTACAGCTTCAATTTCTACGTTTTTAATCTCCTCAATTGTCGGTTCGTACAATCTAATAAACAATGGTATTTTTTTGTTATTTATATCGTATGAAACAAACCAAACTTTTTTTCCTGTGCAAGCACTTTGAACCAACATTTGAGGTTTGTATTTATCAGGAATTACACTTTCATATAAATACCGTGTATGAGTTGAACTTGTTGGACATTTAATTTCAATTAAATTTCCATCATTTACAAAACCGTCTGGGCTTGCACCAAAGTGTTCAATCATTGGGTGGTCAACAAAGCCAACATCTGTAATTTTTAAACCTGTCTTTTTTTCAAACGCTTCTTTTGCTAAAGGCTCGTTTTCAATGCCATCTTTCATTGGCTGACTTACAAATTTTGGAACAATACAATCAGTCATTCTTTCAGCTAAAACTTCACATTTTAAAGCGTATCTAGCTTGGCTATCTTTTCCGTTTTTAAGGTAAGACATTGCCGATTCCATTCTAGAAGCTGTCAGTTTGCCTGTTCTTGCGCTAAACCATGCCCCAGTACCTTGCTGTGCGTTTTCCTCTCTCATTCTTTATTCTCAATTTGATTTTTTCTAAAGTCGTTAATCATAGCAACAGCTTCAGCCCGAATTAAATTGCGTTCTGTTTCTGTCAATGTCGTTCTAAATTCTTTAACTTTGTTTTCAGTATCCATGCCTGACAACAATGCTAACAACTGAGGCTTACCTCGTGGCTCAGGTTCTGCTACAGGCTCAGAGTGTGGCAAGTCTTCACCCGCATAAATATACAAACCGAGACCGTGACACGCGATAGCTTTGACCAGGCAACGCATCATGTTTTTGTTGACCTGAAACGAATCTGGGTTTTTGATTGCCTGGTTGCGATTATCCATGACTGGTAGGTGCATGGTTATAGGCTTTTCAAATGCGGTAACGGTGCATGACACCATCATTGATTCACCAAACATTTGCGGTTCGTGAAACACCCAGTTGGCAGTTTGGTCTTGACGCATAAGTTGGTCAACAGCGTGTGCCCAAGAAAGGTAAGATAAATTATTTTTTTTCTCAATGTGCTTAGACACATCAATTTTTGCAAGTTGTTCAAAGTGGTTCATTTTTGTTTCTCCAATTTATATTTTGCGTAACGAGTGCCGTTACCGTCTAGCATTATGGTCGTTATATCAAAGCCTTTGCCCCGCAGTTTAAATACAATGTCAGCAAGCCGTGTTGCACGAAATAATTCAAACGCTTGCCAACTCGTAATTGTTTTGCCTTTTTTAAGGTGGGCAAACACCGCATCGGTCTTAGTCATAGTGCCTCCACTGTTATACGGTACTGTGTGCCGTTTTTATCTACGACATCGAGCATACGCTTACCTACCTGTGAATAAACGTCATACGCGTGCTCTACGTGCTCTACACGATCAGAGTCACGCAATGCGTTTAGGCACACGTCTGCCAACTCGTCAGCGTAAACAAACATGGATTTAGTTTTCATTGGTGTCCTCCGAAAACTCATCACGATTTACCCCAAAAAAAACTTCAACTTCTTCGGGTTCATTTGTGTATATAACATCCCATTGATCGGGAGTCACGTCTAGCAACGCATCATCAATATGGTCATCGTCTTTTGCGTACACAACTGCGCACACTTTTTGCACGCGGGTTGAGTAAATTTTGTACATTGGCATTTGGTTTCTCCGTTGTATGGTTTACAATTTTTTAGTGTATTGGGCTATGGCTTGTTTTAAAAACAACAAAGATTGTTGAGAGGTGTTGCGTGACTCTTTCTCCGCAATCTTACGCAACTGATCAAGCGTTTCTTTCTCAATGCGAATGTTTAAAAATTGATTTTTTAATAACATGATTACTCCTTTTCAATGTAACGATTGAGCCGCACTGTTTGCAGTTGCTAACGCTTTCATCACAATTCGAATTGTTGCCATTTTCATAGCGTCAACGTTAACATTTTTAGCCAAATTTTCAAGTTCATTAAGCGATGCTAATGCCGCATTTATTCGTATTTGCACGTCATAAACCGCGTTTGCATAAAGGTCTGGGCGTTTAATGACAATTTCCATTGGCTGATAATTGCGCTTACCCGTTTCGTTTATAACGTTAACAAATGCGGTTTGTGACTGATTTTCATTGTCTAACACAACCTTAACTGAGCGAATTAGATTGCGGGCTGTGTGAGTTCTCCATTCCTCTGCTGCAATCCCATCGTTCCACTCAAACGCAGGGTGCAGTGGGGCTTTTTCTGGTCGCGATTCGTTAACTACATCTGATGCGATTAAAGCATTGTTTTTTGAATAAATGCGATCAAGTTCGTTGCCAACTAAATCGGCTGACACGTTTAATCGTGAACCTTCTTTAAATACAAATTTTCTTGCGTTGATTACTTTTAAGTTGCTCATTTTATTTCCTTTGATTTAGATTAAATTGCCTGCCTTGCCGCTCCTAGCCCTGCCAGTCCGTGCCTTGCCCCGCCTGCATTACCTTGCCATGCCCTGCCGCGCCCCGCCATGCCTGCACTGCCACGCCTGCCTTGCCTTGCCATGCCTCGCCGAGCCTTGCCTCGCCTGCCTTGCCGCGCCCAGCCTCGCCTGGCCATGTCCTGCCACGCCTCGCCTGACCTCGCCTTGCCTGCCTTGCCTTGTCCTGCCTTGCCGAGCCTTGCCAAGCCCCGCCATGCCTGCCATGTAAAACCAAGTTAAAAAAATAAATCGACTAATCTAACTTAAAAGTACCCCAGCCCAACCCTGCGCTGTCTCGTGAATCCGGGCGACCTTCACCAATACCAACCTGCAAACCTACGCGCGACATGAGGTTAGTCACATCTTGCAAAGTAAACTGGTCAGCATCGTATGCAACACGTACTTTTGATGTCCATTGACGCCACATAGGCCGAATTCGAATATCAGCAACACCTGTAGCATTGCGAACGGCCATTTCGGTGCGTTCAGGTGTGCCTTCAAATCGAATGAGTGGAATACCATCAATTCGGTCAAATCCGTCTGCTTGCACAAATACCGACAATTTAGCCAAGGTCATTTTGAATCCAACTAATCTGCAAGCTGAAATCATGGCTTGTCGAAATGCTGAAGCAGGAATACCTTGCCAGCCTTCAACCGAAATATGTTTAGCCTGCTCTAAATCGTCGTCAAAGTCTCGTGCAGGCTTGGCTCTTGATTTGTTAGCCACGCTTCCCATTGCCATTTTTGCCATCATTGCTTGCATAGCCTTGCCTGAAAATCTTGCTTGCACCATGGGTGCTGTGCCTGTGATGTTAAATTGAGCTGTTTGAATATTAGCTGGTTTAATAGTTACTACGTTTGATTTAATTACTGTTGTCATTTAAGTTTCTCCGTTAATTAATTTAATTGAAACCATGCCCGTGGCAAAGTCAATGTCTCAGCGTTGCCGGTCAAAGATTCCAGCTTGCTTACTTCTAAAATAATGTCATCATGGTTTTGAGTGTGCATTGCTACGGCTTCGGCATGGCTAACCCAAGCATCGAAATCGTGATTTTCAAAATCATCAACATATTCGTACAAAAATGATTCTAGATTGGCTGTGCCCGTTTGATTTAGTATTAACATTTGATTTCTCCGTTTAGGTCAGCTAATTTGCTAACCATGACACATTACAACACATAATTTAACCATTGTGTAGCTATTATTTACATTTATTTTTATAGGTTTTGCACAAGCTATAAATTTTAGCTATAATTGGGTTGGGTTTCTCCGCCCTGTGGCTCGCAAGTGAATATTCCTTGCGAGTCTTTTTTTTAGTGTATAATTACGTTAACCCTTGGCAGGGAAATTCAGCAAGACTTAGACGAGATTCTGCTGGTGCTGACCAGTCTGCCAACACCTTTAAAAAGGTGAGAATCTCGCCTAAGTCTTTTTTTTTGGACTTATATATGCACTACTATCAATTTAATATTGGTGACTATCAAACCCACACAAATCATTTGACTGAACTCGAAGATTTAGCTTACAGACGAATGATAGATTGGTGTTATTTGCACGAAAAACCGTTGCCAAATGATGTTGATGAAATAGCTAGATTAATTCGTATGCGAACGCATTGCGATTGCATTGCGAACGTTTTGCGAGAGTTCTTTTATTTGACAAATGATGGTTATATGTCTGAACGCGTCACACATGAGTTAGAACAAATTTATAGCAAAAGTGATAAGGCAAGGTTTAGCGCAAACAAAAGATGGAATAAAATCAAAGGTTTAGATAAAGATGCGAACGCAATGCGAACGCATAGCGAAGGCAATGCTACACATAACACATTACCTAATAACACAATACCTAATATAAAAGATAAAAAAACAGGTGACACATTCCAAAGACCTGAGAAAATAGATAATGAATTGTGGTCTGAATTTAATAAGATTTGCAAAGTAAAAAACAAACCAATAGGAAACCGTGTTTGGAAGAAAATGCTTGATGAAGCAAATCTTGCGGGCTGGTCAATTGATCAAGTACTTGAGTATTGTTGCGAAAAGGGTTACGCAAGGTTTGAAGCAGAATGGCTAAAACAACCAAACAATTCATTTGGAAACAAACAAGCGCAATCTGATACTAAATACTTTTCTGACTTAATGGTGGGCACATGAAAGGTTATCAATCATTGCTGAATGCAAGAATGAATGGCTACAAACCGCTAGATGTTTGGGTGTTTGTTGATGCTGACCCACACGCAGGTCACTTCATTAATCCTGAAAACAATTTGCATGACGGTTACATGACAGAAGTTTGGTTGCCTGAAAACAGCGTTATAGGAACGCTAGACTTGCGAGCATTACATGGCGTCACTACTCACATCATTGGTGACAATAAAGCACGTGTGTTGCAAACTGGCAAGCGTATACAACAATTTAAACCCGCAAAAGTTATCTGCTCAGGTGACTGGGGTATCGACACAATGGAGACAATATGAATAAATTTTTAATACCTGACGACATAGACTTTGCGAATTATATTGTTCAATCTGAAGGCGTATCTAAAATTGTACAGGCTAATGCTTGGCGCGATGAAGTCATAGAACGATTAAATAGCCCAGAGCAGATAACTGGAGCAAAGCTACCTTGGGGTGTTACTCATGACAACCTGCGATTTAGAACGGGTGAGGTGACACTATGGCAAGGCATTAATGGTCACGGCAAGTCACAGCTACTAGGCATGGCAGCACTAGGTTTTATGGCTCAAGGCGAATCGGTTTGCATAGCGTCGTTTGAGATGCGACCATTGTCAACAATTATGCGTATGCTTAGGCAATGTGCCATGACTAACAAACCCGCTACAGCTTATGCGGACAAGATATTAGATTGGTTTGAAGGCAAGTTTTGGCTATACAACCAACTGGGCACGGTTAGCCCTGCGATGATTTATGGTGTTATTAGGTATTGTTCAAGGGAATTAAAGATTAAACACATTATTGTAGACAGTCTTATGAAGTGTGTAAAAGGTGAAGATGATTACAATGGGCAAAAAGACTTTATTGCAGAAATTACTACTTTAGCCCGTGAATTTGACGTTCATGTTCACGTTGTTCACCACGTTCGCAAATCGGACACAGAAGAAAAGATACCTGGCAAGTTTGACAGCAAAGGAAGCGGTGCAATTGCTGACCAAGTCGATCAAGTGTTAACTGTTTGGCGTAACAAGAAAAAAGAGCGAATCTTACAGGCCGACCCAACCAATGCAGACGCATTAAGTTCACCCGATGCAATGTTATCTTGCGATAAGAACAGGCACGGTGAATGGGAAGGCAGAGTGCCACTGTGGTTTAACCCAGAGTCTTTACAGTACTCTGCGATGGCAAAGTGCAGGGGCATAGACATGATGACAATGAAGTTTGAATACAGACATGGGGCATAAGATGAACACAAAACAAGTAGGTGGTACACATTACTTACTAAACATCGAGCCATGGGATTACATAATTGCAAACAACATTGGCTACCTGGAAGGCAACGTCATTAAGTACGTTACACGACACAAGAAAAAAGGTGGGCGTGCGGACATACTGAAAGCAATGCACTATCTTGAGAAAATACTTGAAGTTCAGTATAAGGGTGAATCATGAAAGAAACAGTTTACTTTGACATTGTTGATAAGCGAATCGTATGCAAAGAATGCAGTACGCAAGAGTGTGTCAATTTCCCGATTGATGCCAAGCTACTGCAAGCCCAGTTCGATTTATTTGCGCGTAATCACATGGGGTGCGTGCGTAACTTGTACCGCCCACTGGCTGATTGATTACAATGATATTTGAGATAACCCAAGAGCATATACAGCATGAAAGTCTTGCGTACACAAGCGTCGGTTCTTGGTGTTACATATCACCTCAATCAAAGGTATGGCACATCAGGCCAACAAGAGCTGAAGTGTTAATCATAAAACAACTACTGGAACACCAATAAAAACATATGCCAACAGTCCCATCAGCAACCGTATGTAGCACCTTAGGTTGCAAGAACACTAAGGCACGCTTTAGTAGCCTATGCGTAGAGCATGGGGGTAGGGACACATTCAATCACAAGAAATACAACGACACTAAACATCGCAAAGAAGCAGGAAGCAAGTACAACAGCTCTCAGTGGCGTTCGTTTAGGCAGATACAGCTAAGTAAGCACCCTATATGCGCATCGTGCGCTACAGAGGCTGTAATCACCCCTGCGTGCCATATAGATCATGTGTTCCCATGGTCACACTTAGGTGATCACGCTTTCATTCGTAATATCTTTCAAAGTTTATGTGCAAGTTGCCACACACATAAGACACAGCTAGAAGCTAAGGGAATATTCCGCAGATATGGAAAACCTAACAAAGATTACACGTTAAAAGACTATCGAATGGTCGTTAATCATAGCTATAAGGTATTAAATGATAATTGAATATAAAAACGTTGAATTACAAACCAAGGGCAGTTCTGTAGTCTATTGGATACATACGCCAAATCAGGGACACATTCAATCACAAGGCTATGTAGGCATTACAAAGAATGATGTTAAAGCAAGATTTACAGCGCATAAAGGAGCAATAAGGAACAACAGAAAGAACAATCAAATCTACAAAACCTTAGCCAATGAACAGCATTTAATATTTGATGTTGTTTTAATAGCAGACAACCGTGATTACTGTCACTACATAGAACGGCTATTAAGACCTAATGCCAACATAGGTTGGAACTTAGCACCGGGCGGTAGAGATGGCAGTACACAGCTAGGTGGCGAAATAATGAGGCAACGATGGCTAAAGATACATACACCATGTGACCGATGGTTTAAACAACAAATGACGTTGCTTAATAAATTACATAGAGATAATAAGAAAAAAATAGCAAAATTATTTAAACAAGAACATTATCCTAATCGTTGGCAATCACGTAAACAACCAAGGAAAGGAAGCATGTTAGGTATAACAGGTGCTACTTATTACCCTAAATATAATTTATATAGGTCACAAATTATGATTGATGGTAAACTTGCGACTCTCGGTTATTACAAAACCAAAGAAGAAGCACACGAAAAATATTTAATTGCAAAGTCATTGATTACAAAATTTAGAGAGAGCCAAGCTACTACCAAATGGCTTATTAAACAAGTAAACGCAATACAAACTACAGTTTGAAACTTATTTGTAAGGGTAAAACCCTACAGCAACCTTGGAAACCAAAAGGGCACAGGGTAATTTGACCAGTTTAGGTTTTTAAGATTAAACTAGTTTTATGAATAAGAAACCGCCTGAGCTTCACCTGATCGATGGGACTAGACCGCGAGGCAAGTCCACTAAAAATGTTGCGTCTATTCCTAACAACATTAAAAAAAGAATTCCTAAGGCTGACTGGCTTGATGACCCAACCACTTGGGATAAAGACAAGTTCATTCAAGAAACCGCAGAGTTCTTACACGAAGTGTACGGAATCGGCAGCGATCAAGATAAACACACGTTGTCAATGCTGGCTGGCTATGTAGATAAATATGTGTTTTGTGAAATCGGGATAAAGAAAACTGGGTTAGTTATGAAGCTAAACAACGGTGCAGCTATTGGCCCGAGTCCTTTTGTATCTTTACAAATGAAAGTCACTACACTTATTATCCAACTAATGAACGAGCTGGGGTTAACACCTAGAGGTCGTTTAAGTTTAAATAAATCAGGTGATCAAGGTGATGCTAGTAAATTTATGCGCGGGCCAAAAGGGTGATCTGGCAAACTGGCGTTGTCTACGCTAAAGAGGTTGCGAAGGGCAACGTTAACGTATGCCGAGATGTACGATTAGCCTGTCAACGGTTTTTAAATCAATACGAAAATAAAGACTGGCGCTGGGTATTTGATCAAGATTACCCGCAACATGTTTTGGAATTTGCTACCCAGCTACGGCACACAAAAGGGCATCAAGCAGGCCAGCCCATTATTCTAGAACCATTTCAAATATTTATTATTTGTGCTGTCTATGGTTTTAGAGACAAGAAAGACCGCGAGAAACGCATGGTTTCAGACGTCATTGTCTACATACCACGCAAGGCAGGCAAGTCTACACTGACGGCTTTGATTGGGTTGTACGAGCTTTTCTGTGGCGAAGCTGGCGCAGAGGTCTACACACTAGCAACTAACAGGGAGCAAGCTACTATCGTCTTTGATGCGGCTAAAGGCTTCATAGACTATATGCCTGCTGACTTTGGCAAATTGTTTATGCAATCTAAGTACGAGATTAAGAAAGTTGGTGACGCGCAAAGTATGTTTAAAGCGCTAAGCAGAGATACAAAGAAAACGGGTGACGGTAAGAACCCATCCTGCGTAATCGTTGACGAAGCTGCGCAGATTGTTGATCGCAACTCGATTGAAGTCCTGCATTCAGGCATGGTGGCTCGGCAAAACCCATTGAGAATTTACATTACTACAGCATCATTTACTAAGGACACAAAGTTTCACGAAGATATGTCAATGATGCGTTCGATGCTAAATGGCGAAGCTGTAGATAACCCAAAATGGTTTGGCCTGCTCTATGGGCTTGACCCGCAAGATGATTGGCAAGACCCTAAAAGTTGGTTAAAAGCAAATCCTATGCACGGCATATCAGTATTTGATGAAGCGATTGCACAGCGAGCAGAGGAAGCAAAACACAAACCTGCTGCGCTAAATGATTTTCTTTGTAAAACACTTAACATATTTGTGTCGGCTAACACGGCTTGGCTTGATCGCGCGTTTTGGGACAATGAAAAATCTATTGGCCTAACAGACCGACAGCCAGAATCTGTATTCATTGGGTTTGACTTAGCAGCCACGCGGGACTTAAATGCAGTGTGCACGCTTAAACGATACAGTGAATTAGACTACGAATCGCAATGGCAATTCTTTTTGCCCGAAGCTGGGTTTGATTTAATACCAAAACATTATTCTGATATTTTTAGAGTTGCCATCGCAAGCGGAATACTAAAGTTGACCGAAGGTAACGTTATGGACGATAGAGAAATAAGCGAATACATAAAACAACAATGTAGCGTTTATGATGTTAAGGAAGTAGGCTACGACTCTTATAATTCTGCTGCGCTAGTGTCAAGATTGTATGAAGCGGGTATACCCGTTAAAAAAGTTGGGCAGTCTATGGCGGTTTTAAACAATCCAAGTAAACAAGTAGAAAAGTTGATACTTAATCACCAAATCAAACATGACGGTAATCCTTTCGTAGGTTGGCAGCTAGGAAACTGTGAGGTTTACACTGACGTAAACAGTAATATCAAAGTTCGCAAAAACGAAGCGGACAAAGCAGCAAAAGTCGATGGGATAATTGCGCTCATAATTGCTATGCACTCTAGCCTTGACACGCCAAGCGTTTCAAATAGTTTTGGTTTTCGTAGCTTTTAGTTTAAAATTGATAAACAATTGTTATCTTATTGGGTGTAAGCATGGGCGTTTTTGATATATTCAAAAGTAAAAAACCAACTCAACTAGAAGCTAATACTCTTTTTGGTCAAACTCAGCTTGGCAATAGCGTCTTGTACCAAGGCGCAAACGGCAAGCAAACAGTAAGCCAGCAGTTGTTATACGTAACAACATCAAGCACCACCACAGCAGGTCGTGTTGTTGATATGTCTATGCTTACCCGTAACAGTACGGTGATGGCGGCATGTGGCGTTAAGGCGCGGGCACTGGCGCAACTACCGATAAGCATAATGACCAAGACTGATGATGGTACATTTGTCGACGCGCTGGCATCATCAAAAGTAGGTGTGCGTGACAAAGCAAAAGCCAAGCAAGTTTTAAACTTATTGCGTTGCCCTAATAACTTTCAAAGTCAATATGAGTTCTGGTATCAGTGGTGCTTATGGCAAGATTTATCAGGCGAAACGTTTACTTTGTGGTGGCGTGCCAAGCAAGATGACAGTTTACAAACACCGATTGAAATGTATAACCTTGACAGCACTTTAATCAGCGCACGGCTGACCGAAGCGCGTTACCCGAGCTACCAACTTTCTACACCGAGCTACGGATTTAATCATAACGAGCCGCTATCCGCTCACCAGGTTATGCACATTAAAGAGGCTGCATGGCAAGGTAGCGCGGGTTTTAATAAGGGCATATTGGCTACCGAGCTTGTTGCGCTTGACCAAGACATTGATTTATACGCAAACTTTATTATGCAAAACGGTGCAAAGCCTAGTGGTATGTTTGTGACCGAACAGGTTATCCCAGATGCAAAATATAAAGAAATTGCGGCAAGGTTAAAAGAAGCATGGTCAAGTATGACGGGTAGCAGATCAACCGATCAATCTAAGCCTGGTCAAGGTATGCTTTTAGATCAAGGCATGAAGTACCAACCGCTAGATGTTTTAACCTTGCAGGACACGCAAACGCAAGCTCTGAAAGAGCAGACAATGAAGCGTATCTGTGGATTATTCGGCGTACCACCAAGCATGTTAGGTATTGCTGATCAAAAATATAACAATACGCAAACCATGATGGATGAGTTTTACAAAGCGACAATGTATCCGATGATTATTAACATCGAGCAAAAGCTAAACAGCCATTTATTTAAAGGTTTTCCAAATCTAGTTGTGCGGTTTGACACTAAAGACTTTTTAAAAGGCGCTGCGTTAGACCAAATTAACTTTGTTGCACAGGGCGTTAGCGCAGGCATCATGACTCAAAACGAAGGTCGAGAGTATATGAACATGCCTAAAATTGACGGGTACGATGACTTAACAACGGGTGGAAAGTTTGAGCCTGTCAGCGGTAGCTCACCACAGGATACGGGCGGAGGCGGAGGCAATCAAACGCGCAAACGCGCAAAGGCAATATAGGTACTACATAATATGATTGACAAAACAATATATAATTTATTAAATTCGCAAATAAAGACACCTAGTGTTAAAATACCGAAAATAATAGATTTGCCTACAATACAAGATAACGACCAGTCGATAAATCTTGGGGCAATCAATGAAAAATATCACTCTAGTTTGCGAGGCAAAACTACAGTTAGAACCAAACGCAAACGAAGCGATAAATAGTTTAGGAACAATTGAAGCACGCGTAACTACTTGGGGCGCGAGAGAAGGCGCAGACGGGCGCAAGTTTAACTACCAGCCCGAGGGCTTCGCTGATTGGGCAAAAGAGTTTGCAGATGTAGGCAAACCGATGCCAATGTTTTTAAACCATAATGACATGGGTATGCCTGTCGGACAATGGGAATCAGTAACCTTTGATGAAGAAGGCATGACAGCGTCTGGCAGATTGTTTGTAGAAACAACTGTGGGCATGGACATGTACAAAGTTTTAAAAGAATCACCTAATTTATTTGGCGGTGTAAGTGTTGGTGCATATGCTGATGAGGCTTGCTACGTCGACGCTGAAGGCATAATGATTGACCCGACAAGCGAAGGTGACGATGCTTACTTTCAAATCACCAAAGGCGGTTTGCGCGAAGTGTCTGTCGTTATGTACCCAAACAATTTAGAAGCAAGCATACAAAAATTAGAATACTTTGATGACGAGGGAAAAACCAACCCTCGCGCAATTGAGATAGTCTTGCGTGATGCAGGATTATCGAAAAAAGATGCGACCACCGCGTCTTCTATTTTGAAGAAAGTTTTAGAACAGCGTGATGCTACTAAGCCTATTCAAAAAGCCCCAGCACAGAGTGATTCTGACGCGGTGGTAAACGAAGCTGATTTAATAATCGCTGCTTTAGAAGCACGAGAGTTAATGAAAGCCCTTTCAAAACGCATTTAAGGAAATAATCATGTCAGAACAAATCATTGCAAAACTAGATGAAATTGAAGCCAACACAATTACCAAGATTGAAGAGGGCAAAGTTTCAGCCATCGCAGCAGTAGAAGAGGCTCGATCATCTTTTGAGGAAAAGGTTGCAGCACTAGAAGCCAAAGTTGCATCCATTCAAGCCCCTGCTGTTATCAAAACTTATAAAACTATTACGCAAGAAGTTAATCGTTCAGTTAAAGAGCAGATTAGTAACTTCTATAAATCAGGCGCAAAAGTTGAAAAAGAATTAACCATGTTTGCAGATGAGTCGCAATATGACGCATACATGAAAGAAGCCTCAACTTTAACTGGCGGTGGCGCAGGTGTTGGTGGTCGTACAGCTTACGACCCTGTATTCGTTGCTTTGCGTTTAGCTAATCCAATGAGAGGTTGTGCACGTACCGTTGCTACTGACGGTTCAACATACCAGTTCCGCGCTAAGACAGGCAACACGGGCGCAGCATGGGGCTATGCAATTCAAAACAACGGTGCAACGACAACTGTAAGTACAAACATTTGGCAACTGACATTGCAAGATTTAAATGTACAGTTCCCGATTCGTACCGCAGCGCTTGACGATATCGATGGTTTAGAATCAAATGTTGTTAGCGATATGATGGCCGAGTTTAGCCAAGCCGAAGCATTTTCAATGATTCAAAACAACGATCAAGGTGCAACCAGCTTACCTTACGGTGGCTCCAACGGCCTACGTGGTTTAAATCAGTACGCAGGCGCAGCAGCTACATATGCAGGTGGCAAAACTACTGTTGCAGCGTTCGGTTCAAGTGGCACAGGTTCAAGTGCTGGTTTGCATAGTCTTGCAACTTACGATCAGTTAACTTCAAACGTTAATACAGTTGGTGCTTCTAACGTGACGTATAAAGACCTAGTTAACTTTATGTTTGCACTAGCGCCTCAGTACCGTGTGCCGACATCTAAGTTTATGGTTAACTCAACATTTATGTCACAAATTCGTGGCCTAGTTGATGGCAATGGCGCACCAATCTTTAACCGCAATATGGGTTTATCGGTTGATGGCGTGATTGGAACAATGCTTGGCTACGATGTTGTTGAAAGTACTTACCTCGATTTGCCAAGTCAATCGGCAACGGGTACGGCTGGCACTACTAGTTTGTACCCAATTTACTTTGGTGACTTTCAAAAAGGGTTTACCATCGTTGATCGTTTAAATATGATTCTGCGTAGGTACGATCAAACCTTACCCGGCAGCATCACGTTCTACGGTGAAAAGCGTTTAGCAACTTCGGTTGTTGACCCATTTTCAATAGTTCGCTACCGTAGCACCGGCACAGCTACTTAAGTACGAACGGGGGGGGCGTAAAGCCTCTCCCTCACTTTAATTATTTGGACAAAGACTATGAGCTTAATCCTTGAATCAGTAAAGAAAGCCCTCACCGAAGGCGAAGCCACTGTTAATTTAAAAGAGGCATCATCTCTTACTGGCTCGGGGCAAAATGTAGGTGGTCGAGTTATATATGACGTTGCCTTTGCATCCGCACGTGAACATAATCCATTGCGTAAAGGTGCACGGCTTATTGCCGGTATAGGCTCAGAGCAGGCCTTTGTTGTTAAAACGGGTAACGCTACATTAATTGAAAATGCATCAAATAACCCGTGGGGATACCCGCTAAATAACAATGCAGGCTCGCCAAATATTGCAACATCATTTTGGCAATTGCCCACACGTTCAATAAACGCAGGTGTTCCAGTTCGCACAGCAGTTCTATCAGATATTGATGGACTTGAAGAGTCGATTGTTGACGATTTAATGTTTGAGTTTTCTCAGCAAGAAGCCTTGTCAATGATGTTTAACAACGATCAAGCTGGAAGCACAACTGTGAATTACGGTGCAACTGAGGGCTTGCGTGGTTTAAATTATTATCCTGGTTCAACAAGCGCAGCCGGATTCGGTACAAGTGGGTCAGCAATTACGAACGGCCTGCATACTGTTTTACAAGTAACGCAAGCAACAGCAAGCGCAGTTATTTATAATGACTTAGTTAATTTGCAAGCAGCTTTACCGCCACAGTATTTGCATAAAGAATTCACTGCTTACATGATGCACCCGTCAACTATTAGTGAATTGCGTAAATTAAAAGTGTCAGGCACAGCTAACAATTTTATTGAGGTTGGCGACGATGACGGTGGCGCAGCGGTGTATATTTTTGGTCATCGTGTTGTACCTAACCCGTACATGAGCGTGGCAGGTTCAGGCAAGTTTCCTGTTTATCTTGCAGACTGGTCAAGATTTATGACCATTGCTGACGATGAAATGATGACTATCAAGCGCTTTGATCAAACTTCACCCGGCTTTATTTATCTGTTTGCAGAGAAACGAGTTTGCTCGACAGTGCGAGACGTATTTGCAGGCGTGCGGTTAGTTGGTTAAAGGTTAAACAATGTCAATTGAAACCCCATTTTTAGGCACTAGCAGAAACCCATTCAACTATCAAAAAGTTGAACAGGTTAGCCGCGACATTGTTACGCAATGGTTAAGCCTTGATGAGATTACGCAACAGCTAAATTTATTTCAAGATGAAAGTCAAGACGCTTATTTAAGCAGTATTGAATTAGCGACCCGTATGGCGATTGAAGACTACTTAGGTATGTCCATATTTCCTGTAACCTACGAGGCTTACTACGGCTCGTTTAGTGACCTCAGCACGTCACAAGTTTACTTAGACTTACCAGAAATATCGCAATCGTTTAATGGACAGCCGGGCGTTATGATTAACTCGGTCAAATACTATAACGGTGCAACACCACCAGTACTGACAACATTGGCAAGCTCTAATTATTATTATGATGCTTCAGGTAACCGTGTAGTTGCAACTGGTTTACCGCAGACAAACAATACGGGAAACGCTAACCCAATTATTGTTAATTACACTTGTAACGCTAACCCAATTTCACAGTACCCAGTTATCAAGCAGGCTGGTTTGATGTTGCTTACTCACATATACAATCAGCGTAGTGATACAACTACCGAGAATTTACGAAACATACCTTTTGGCGTTTCAACTTTGCTTCGACCTTACAAACCTTTGGTGATGTAATGAGCATTGCAAGATTTGAAAACGTAGTTATAAACAACGTTACAAATACTATAAATTTGTACGGTGAACAAACTACTTCAATTGCAGAATGGTTTACATCACGCGCTATTGTTAAAGATGTGCGTAATAGTTTGCTTATCTCTGAAAGGTATAGAATTTACAGCGATATGGTAACGTTAACGTTTAATTACACACCAAATATAAAGCAAATTGTAGACAATCAAAACTTATTTTCTATCATTTGGCGAGGCAATGAATGGCGTATTGCAGATACATTTGAATCAGATGATCGAATGAAAATAACTTTTAATTGTTATCGTAATGACCCGAGCACGCCAGTATGAGCCAAAATAACCCATCAACGTATGCTCAAGCTATTCAGTATCAATTGGCAAATATCGTTACGCCAATACCGGTGTATGCAAACTTTAATCGTAACTTTGCAACTGAGCCAAAATTTATAACTTGGAATTTGCGTAACATACATCAAGAAGTGTTTACAGGCACAAACCAAAACAACAAAAGTATTGACCGACCAATATTTCAGATATCAATATTTACAACGTTATTTGAAGATGCTATGAATGTAAGTAATTTAATACTACAATCATTGCATGGTTATAGCGGTCAATTCGGTGGGGCTTCGGGTTTTTACATAGCCAAGGCTGACGTAGATTGGCTTTACAATACATATGATAATGAAATCGGGTTACAGCAAGTCATTTTAGATTGCACACTTGATATTCCGACATAAGACAATATTTAAAATTTACTGTTAAATAGAGGAATTTATCATGGCACTTCCAAATAAAATTTTACCTGGCTTTAGCGCAAGTTTGTACGCGCAACCTACAGCTACTCCAACACCTTTAGCAAATGCTGCACTTTCAACAGTCGCAACAGTGGCAGCGTTAGCAATTCCTGCAAACTTGGTTAATGTTGAGGCGGTTCCTGCGTTCGGTCAAGATGACGCAATGGCTAGTTTTTCAATTGCTGGTTCACGTCAATCAGATAAAATACCGACTCAATCAGCACCTACAAGTTTAACCATTACTGCGGCTTGGAATCCTAGCGATGCACAATTGTTAATCTTACGTGGCGATTCATACAACGGCACTATTGACCGCACGTTTGTTATTAGCGCAACCGATGGTACAAATACAATTTACTATGCGTTTAATGGCCGTGTCTCACAGTTTCAAATTGATGCACAGCCGGGCGCTGAAGCAAAAGTCATTTTTACCGTTCACCCACGTGGCAATCAATTTGGTTGGAGTAATAGTGCATGAAGTTAACCGATGCAGTTAAAACTCTCGCAACTACGAACAGGTCTTTGGACTCGGTAGCTCAGACTTTAATTGTTGACGCTAACGAAGTCCAGGCTGCTTTAAAAACCGTAGAGTTAGGAAGCGTTGACGAAACTTGTTTACAATACTTAGCAAAATTTAACCCTGCTCCTAAACCGAAAGTTAAAAAAGAAGATTAAATATGACCACAACAATACAAAATAATAATCAACTTTTAGACTACCTTTTATCCCAAGCCAATTCCGGCACAAAGAATTGGTTTGGGTTCACTCAGCAACGAATAACGGGCATCATGCTCGCGCATGAAATTGCCTCGCGCCACGCCTATCACATGTCACCCGATGAGGTGACAGATTACGTTATGAAGCTCAATAACAGTATTTACCATCGGTTAATCAAAGGTGATGGTAATGGCAACGGTTGTTAAAGTTGAATTTGAAGGTTGGGCTGAAACAACCGAATTATTTAAACAAATAAGTAATGATTTTGGTGAAAAAGACGCAAGTAACATCATGCGTAGCGCGGTACGTTTATCAATGAAAACCGTGTTAGAAAAAGCGCGTTCCTTAGTATCAAAAGACACGGGCGCATTAGCTGCAAGCCTACAAGTTGAAGCAAGAAAGCCGGGAAAAAAAGATTTTCGTTCCAAATATATATTTCCGGGCGATGTTGTGATAGGAGCAGTAACTACTGCAAGTGGTAAAGTTTTAGCAAAAAAGGCGTTTAAGAATCTTAAAAGTGGTAACAGTAAATTTAAACAAATTGGAATTAAAAGCGATGCAAGAGCAATGATTTTAGAATTTGGAACAGGTCAAAGAGCACCCAAACCATTTATGCGACCCGCATTGGAAAGTTCAGCAGCACAAGTTACTGGCACACTAGGGAAGTCACTTGGTGTAGCTCTCGAAAAATACAAAGCAAAACAAGCCAAGAGGTTATTAAAATGAACAGTTTTTCAAAAGCATTTAATATTAACAAAGACGAATTACGCATCAGGTCATTTGAATTTGCTGGCCACACGTTTAAAGTTCGCGTGCCTTTAACTGTTGAATCTGATTTGATGAATGAGCGTTTAAAAACACCGAATGAATTGTTAATTAAAAAATTCTTTGAAGAAATGAGCAAAGATTTAACAGAAGAAACGGACAAAGTTGTTATTACTGAAGATGACATTATTTATGATGGCAATTCAATTAAAAAGTTTTGTAAAGATAAGGCAATCGTTCAAGAGCGCATTACCATCATGTTGCAATACTTAGTGCCAGAGGAAGATAATTTCGACATGAGTACTATTACTTACGAAATGATTGACGAGCTTTTTCCCTATGCCATTCAATTAGAATTAGTAAAGTTAATTAGCGAAACGATCAGCCCGTCTTATAATGTTACTAAGGGAAAGTAATTGGGTCAGTGCGAAGGCAAGTGAAAGCGTTTATGATCGCTCACGGTGCTGACCCTTCGGTAGTAGATGAGGAAACATTTTCAGATATAGTTGTGATGTACCACGCAGGGCTGATTGGTAACATTGGGTTGCTTGAAGTTTTGGGCAACCTAACCGCAGGGCAGTTTAATAAAATGTTACCTAAAGGCAAGACTGGCTATAAATTGCGCGACATCATACCAAATTCTTACGATTACATTTACCCGCCATTAAGCGAACAAGACAAGAAAACACAAGTTAATCAAAGTCTTTTAGCTTTTGCGCTTATGAGTCCGGGCGCACCTGCAATTTTAACGAAGGGTATGTAATGGCAAATATTGCAAGGCTTGGTGTAGCGCTTGGTCTTAACACTGCTGAATTTCAGTCAGGGTTAAAAGGCGCAATGGCTGGGCTAGAAAAGGTTAAAGATGCCGCCAAAGTTGTAGGCGTTGCTATCTTAGCTGCTGGCACGGCTATGGCTTACATGACCAAAAAGTCTATTGACAACATGGACAAGTTAGCCAAGCAAGCACAAATGGCGGGCGTTACAACGGAAAGTTTATCAGCGTTGGCTTATGCAGCAGACCTGGCCGGCGTTAGCCAAGACACCCTTGTACTTAGCATGGCCAAGCTATCGAAGGGCATGAGCGACGCTGCAATGAACACTGGCGAAGCGCTAAAAGGTTTTAATGCACTCAATATCGATTACAAGAATTTAGAAAGCACTGACGAAGCGATGCTGCAAATCTCAGAAAGATTTGCAGGTATGGCAGACGGTGCTAATAAAACTGCTATTGCTATGAGCTTGTTTGGTCGTTCGGGCGCACAATTAATTCCGCTATTAAACGGTGGGCGTGATGGTGTAGAAAAGTTGCGTGCAGAGGCCGAAAAATTAGGGTTAGTAATTGGTGGTGATACAACAAAATCAGCCGAGCAATTTAATGATAGCCTTACACAGTTAGGTTCTATTTTTACGGGGTTAGCTAATGAAATAGCTACAGCCACGTTGCCATTGCTTAATAGTATTACCCAAGCATTGTTTAATTCTTATTTAGAATCTGGTCAATTCAGGGTTGGCATACAAGAAATTATACGTACAGATTTACCTAGATGGCTAAATAATGTGGCGTATGGTTTTGCGTTTACTGCGGACATAATCGGTAACGTCATAAACATTGTACGCGGGTTCATACAAGTGCTTCAACATGCGGGTGACGTCATTAGTTACGTCATGGCTAACGTTGAATACTCTATGGCTATTACAGATAAAGCGCAAGAATTAGCCTTAGCTAAACAATCAAGCGTTTTACTTAAACTTAAACAAAATGAAAAAGATTTTGATCAATTTCAAAAAGAAAAAATTGCTAATGCTTTTCGTTACTCAGATGAATTAGAAGCAATACAAAACCAAACTAGCGATGATGCAGGCATAGGTTTATCTATTATAAAACCGCAAGCGCCACGCATGGTAGACCCTAACGCTGTCGACAAAACCGCAAACATGCTTAAAGAAGCGTCACTAGTATCGGCAGAATTTGATCGTGAACGTCAACATGCTATTGGAATGCTGCAAATCAAAGCGGATATGGCAGGACTCGCAAACAATGAAAAACGCGTACAGGAAGCTGTAAATGCGGTGCTAGACGCTACAAGTGCGAAGCTACAGGAAATATCAGACAAGCGCGAGAAGGCAGCAGGACAGGGCGCAGACTCTAAAACACTAGCAGAGTACGACAGACAAGCATTAGAGGTTGAACGATTAGGTAGTATGTACGAAATTATTACACGCCAAATGGAAGAAGCTACCATTGCCTCACAAATGACTTTTAGTTTTGGGTGGAACAAAGCGTTTGCACAATTTAGCGAAGATGCACAAAACTACGGAGCAATGGCGGCTGATATGTTTGGGAGTCTAGTCAGCAACATGAACACGGCAATTGATAACTTTGTAGACAACGGCAAGTTGTCATTTAGCGAATTTGCAGAAAGCGTAATTAAAGACCTAATAAAAATTCAGCTTAAGATGCAGGCTAACAAACTACTAGAAATGGGTATTAAGTTTGCCATCGGCGCATTTAGCGCCGGCGCAACACCGTCGGGTGGCGTGCCGGGTGGCGATGTGGGTTCATACTCTACCTTTGCTTCAGGTGGCACGATTACCGGGCCAAGCATTGTGGGTGAGAATGGCCCAGAGTTATTTATACCCGGCAGGTCAGGCGCGATTATTCCAAACAATAATATAAATGATTCAATGGGTGGCGGTGGCGTAACTTACAATGGCCCAGTCATTCAAAATATGCAAGCGATTGATACGCAGAGCGGTATACAGTTTTTAGCAAAAAACAAGATGACGATTTGGAGTATGAATCAATCGGCTAACCGCAGTATTCCAGCAGGCAGATAAACATGAGTTTAAATTTAATCTTAGCTAACAGCGAATCAGTCGGTATAAACGATCAACGTTTTGTTGGGCAAGTTGTTAGCAGAAATCAAAGAATAAGCACAAGCGAGATTGTTACCGTTGTGCCTTTTGCGTTTGAAATGAAACCCATGAATTACTTGCTTTATAGTCAATCAAGGGGCTTGCTTAATTCACTGCGTATACCTGACAAAGCCTTGCCTCAATACATTAATTTTGGTTCTACGGGTTGGATTAACTACATACAGTATCAAGGTGAGTTAAGCGCAGGACAAATTGCATCGTGCCAATGGCAAACAAGCTCGGCTAATAAAAACCTAGTTCTTGGCAATTTACCTACTATTAGCTCAAGTTTTTTTATTGTGCGCGTAGGTGACTTTTGCCAAGTAGGATTGTATTCTTATATAGCCACCGCAGACGTGACAAGGGGAAGCGGCTCAACTGTTACCATACCCGTGCATAGAAATTTAATAACACCTGTGACAAGTGCAATCAATGCAGTCATTGGTGAATTTGGCACAACCGTTTCTATGGGTGGGCAAACTTATACAGGTGTAACCTTTCAGGTAGTTTTACGGGATTACCCTACATACACATTAGTTCCGATGACTAACGATTCTTTTATACAATGGTCGGGAACGTTTAAAGCATTTGAGAGTGTCTTATGAATGTAATTCCAGAAGTAGTTGGAACTAACAATATCCGTTACGCTGACTTTGTGCGCGTGACCACGCCTGACGCGGTTTATAGGTTTGCCACGACACCGAAAGCCATAACAGTAACTGCGGTAGACAGCCAGCCTTTTGACGCTGTGGGCTTACTTATGAAAGTAGGCGACACACAGCGCGATATTAAAAGTACCGCAAATGAGACCACATTTACATTAGTCGGCATTGACACCGCGATGCTTGGTTGGGTATTAGGCAACCAAATTAAAGGGTCACAAATAGAAGCATGGAAAGGGTTTTTTAACACCAATGGCGCATTAATTACAACTGGCGGGCAAGGTGGCTTGTACCAATTCTTTAATGGCTACGTTAACTCATTTGCTATTAACGAAGAATGGTTTGAAGAATTGCGGCAATTTGTTGGCGTCGTAAGTGTTGCAGCATCATCTATACAATTAATTTTAAAAAACCGTACGGCAGGCAGATTTACCAACGATAACAATTGGCAATTCTTTGCACCAGGCGATACAAGCATGAACAGGGTTTCGTTTATAACAAACATAAATTATCAATTCGGCAAAGGTGCTACTGCAAATTCATGATAAGACAAGCCACACGACAAGATAAGCCACAAATAATCGAGATGATGAAGTTGTTTCGGGCTGAAGCGGACATCGTGCAATACCGCACTCTAGACAATGAACCATACTGGAATCGGCTACTAGACACAATA